ATACAAAATCTACTTTGAGTGCAACACTTACAACCGCCTTGACAACCGCAGGTGGTTTTGCGAACTCTGGTGTTGCAGGATATTTCGCTGGTGGTTTTGACACAGTAAATGTTTCGGGCATAGACAAAATTACTTTTCCTGCCGATACAAAAACTACCTTGAGCGCAACGCTGTCTAGTGCTAGACGAGAAACGGCTGCTATGGCTGACTCAGGTGTGGCTGGTTATGTTGCTGGTGGTTTTGATTCAGGATACATTTCAGGTATTGATAAGATCACTTTTTCTGCTGATACAAAATCTACCTTGAGTGCAACTTTGACTAGTGTTCGTTATGGACCAGCAGGTTTTGCCGATTGTGGTGTGTTCTGATGCGTTTTGATTCTAGAGGTTTAGTCTCAACATATCTATCTGAGTGGATGCCAACTGGTGATACTCGTTCTAGTGTTGCAGGCTATTTTGGTGGCGGTGAGGACTCAGGTGGTTCTGTGTCTGGTATAGATAAAATAACTTTCCCTGCTGATACGAAAAGCATTTTAAGCGCAACTTTGAGTGCTGCTGCATACTTCGTCACGGGTTTTGCAAACTCTGGTGTCGCAGGATATTTCGCTGGCGGTGTCGGTCAAAGCGGTGCAATAGACAAAATTGCTTTCCCTGCCGATACCAAATCAACTCTTTCTGCAACTTTAACAACAGGAACTTCAAGGTCAGCAGGTGCGTCAAACTCTGGTGTGGCTGGGTATATTGCTGGCGGTACTGACGGTACAAACAAAACTTCAGACATTATTAAAATCACTTTCCCTGCCGATACAAAAACAACTTTAAGTGCAACGCTCACAACCGCCTTGACAACCGCAGCAGGTTTTGCAAACTCAGGTGTTGCAGGATATTTCGCTGGCGGTATTGACACAGTAAATGTTTCGGGCATAGACAAAATTACTTTTCCTGCCGATACAAAAACTACCTTGAGTGCAACGCTTTCTAGCGCTAGGAGAGAAACGGCTGCTATGTCAAACTCAGGTGTGGCTGGTTATGTTGCTGGTGGTTTTGATTCAGGATACATTTCAGATATTGATAAGATCACTTTTTCTGCTGATACAAAATCTACCTTGAGTGCAACTTTGTCTTTTTCACGCAGACTCTTTTCAGGTATGGCTGATACTGGTGTTGCTGGTTATAGTGGCGGTGGTTTGAACTCAAGTGGTACTTCAGTTTCAGGAATTGAAAAGATTGCTTTTCCTGCCGATACCATAACTACTTTAAGCGCAGTTCTGACAACTGCTAGAGCGTATAATGCTGCGTTTGCTGATTGTGGGCAGTTCTGATGCGTGAAGATATCCAACTCTCTTTCATTGAATGTCAAATGCCACGAACCCCATACCAGTTGGAACGCTTCGTGGTCGGGCAACACGACACACCAGAGATGCGATTCGTGCAGGTATGCAGAGAATTAGAGGCGTTGTATTACACGATAAAAGAAGTCGGAATGGCAAACAAAAAAACTGAGTTAGAGATCGCCAAACTTCGTGCAACGGGTGATGAGATTGATGCGATAGATGCCGATATCAAAGAACTAGGTTTAGAACGAACAAGACTTGTCGCTATCGGCGCACGCCGTGAACTTGATGAGTTAATCAAAATGTATGACCAGATGCCTCACTTTACACGCCAACAAATAGATGAGTCGCAACCTGACTATTGGCAGGCACGACTCGGCAGGCAAGCCAATTTACAAATGATGGCTGGCGGTGCAGGTTGGGCGCACCTTGAAGCCTTAGACCAAATCGGAGTATTACAACCAATGATTCAAGCACAACAAGCACAAGCAAAGGAGTTACAGCAATGAAATATGCACAGTGGACAATTTGCCGACCTGAGGGTTCTACGCCTGAGCCTTTGATTCGTAGTCGTGGCGGTCAAGCATCGGGTGGCTTTATGAAAGATTCTGAAACAGTTGTTGGCTATGTTTGGTCTGATTGTGATCTGACAGGTTTAGATAAATGGAACTTTTCTACTATGACAAACACGCAGGCGATGGCGATTGCAAAGGGTTTGAATCCTGAGTGTTTCTTTGGTGATGATGGCACGATTCAAGCACCACAAGTTGCGGAATAAAAGTGATACCGTAATCATTATGAAAATTGATTGCAAACACAAAGCAGCCCTAAAGTCTTACGCCAGAAGTGTGCTCGCAGCCGTTGTCGCTGTTGCATCAACAGGCAACTATTCGCCTGAGGATTTAGGTAAGGCTGCTGTTGCTGCTCTTATTCCACCAGTGTTGAGATGGTTGAACACGAATGACCCTGCGTTCGGGCGTACAAAATAGTTTGCTATGCAACGAATCTATACAGGTAACAAAGATGGTATTGCGACTGGTGAGCGTAAAGGTTTAACAGTTTTTATTAACCAACTTTGCAAGCGTTACCCTGCGCTGTGGAACAACGGTTCGTTTGTTAATCGTTCTATGCGAGGCAAACAAGGCGTGCTTTCTGTGCACGCTACAGGGCGTGCAGTTGATCTATCTTTCAGGTTCAAACCAAACTTTAAGGACAGTTCAAACACGAAAGGTATTAAAGAGGGTGGTCGTAAGCAGGCGATGCAGGCAGTTGATTTTGTTGTGAAGCACGCTGACGCTTTCGGGGTTGAGTGCATCTTGGATTATTACCCGATACCTCACGGTCGGGGTTGGCGTTGCGATCGTAAGGCTTGGACTGTATATACGAAGTCTGAGATTCACGGTGCGCCTATGGGCGACTGGCTGCACTTTGAGATATCCCCAAAGATGGCTGATGATGCTGAGGCGATGCGAGCAGCATTTAGTGCGATACCATTAACGGCTGAAGTTATCTGATGGATAGTTCAGCAATAGTTGTTGCCTTGATCGGGGCGTTTGGTGCAATTATTGTTGGGTTTATGCAATCGTTTAAGAAAGAAGCAAGAGAAGCAAACAAAACTAATAGTGAAGATCACGCCATAGTTCAGTCGCAGTTAAGAATGATTTTCAAAACAGTTAATCGGGTAGATGACAAGTTAGAAAAACATATCAACCAACACGAAGAAGGAACATTGAATGGGCAAGTTACTAGATCAGATAAAAAACACACCTAGCAAAACAGGTGGCGCTAAAAGCAGTCTTGACACAATTCTTAATGGTTTAGAAAAACAAGATCAGCAAGATTTGCTGGTGGCTTTAGCAGATGAAACTATTCAATCAACTGTTATTGCTAAAGTTTTGAACGAGCGAGGTTACGAAGTTAGTAGGCAATCTATTGGCAGGTTCAGGGTTAAACATTTATGAGCCTAAAAGATGATCTACAAAATGAGCAGCAAACACAATTTGAAACAGAACTAGTAAGACTACGCAAACAGCGTGACAGTTTCGCTAATCAGAACGCACGCTTGACTACACAACTTGAAAGCGTTGAAAGATGTTTACAGATTGTTGATCGTGCTGAGGGTACTGCGATCAATCCTCCTGCGTGGCTTGTGCCAACAAAACCAAAACTATCAGCAGCAACACTCGTAGTTATTTTATCGGACACACATTTTGACGAGGTTGTGAATGTTGATGAGATGGAAGGCTTGAATTGTTACAACCGTGAAATTGCTGTGATGAGGTTAGAGAAGTGGGCGCAGAATGTAATCAAACTTTCACGCCACTATCTATCAGGTGTTTCTTACGATGGGATAGTTGTGATCTTAGGTGGCGACATTTTCACTGGCGACATTCACGAAGAACTTGCTTTAACAAATGAGGACACAATGATCGGGTCGCTACTGTTTTGGTCTGAACAAGTTGCTGCTGCTCTACAACTTTTGACAGATGAGTTCGGCAAATGTTTTGTGACAAGTGTTGTCGGTAATCACGGCAGGACTACTCGCAAGCCTCGTATGAAGCAGCGTGTGAAAACAAACTTTGATTACCTGTTATCTAAAATGGTTGAACGACATTTCAGATTAGACAAGCGAATCAGTTTTGATATTCCTGAATCTGCTGATGCGTTGATCAAGATTTATGGTCACGGACATCTTGTAACTCACGGCGATCAAGTTTCAGGTGGCGGTGGCATTGGTGGTATCTATCCTCCGATTATGCGTATGCGTGCAAGAAAACAATCACGATATATGGCGACAGGCAAATCGTTTCAGACTTTGTGGCTTGGTCACTGGCATCAATATATTTCTACACCGTCAATGATTGTGAACGGAAGTCTGAAAGGTTTTGACGAGTATGCAATGTTGATGGGGTTTGGTCACGAAGCACCGCAGCAGGCGTTAGCAATTATTACACCTGAAAGAAATGTCACGATTCAAGCGCCAGTGTTTTGTGTTGATCGCAAAAAAGAAGGCTGGTAGTTTGTGGCAACGATTGTGCTAATTGTTTGGCACGATGCGCACAGTGTTGCTTCTACTTGGATTGATGTTGCCGATATTGATGTTGAACCTGCTGTCGTTGAGTCGGTAGGTTTTTTGTTGCCTGATGCGAAGCCACGACATATTGTTTTGGCGCAATCTCTTACTGGTGATGAGTGTGATCATATTCTGGCTGTGCCTGTTGAGATGGTGCGCAGTATGAAAGTTTTGATGTAGTGTTCGGTTTGGCGTGAGATGTACTCCTTCTCCGTTTTGCGCTACGAGTTGAGTTGCCTTAACAGAAATGTTGGGGCAACTCCTCGTAATCCCTATATGTTATAAGGGTTAAATAAATGAGTGGTTTGCTGGTGCAGTTGATATACTTAACTCATCAGGCAAACAGTCTGATAGTTCAAGAGGAGGACTTAGAAATGCAAAAGCCAACAGTTATTGTTCCTAAAAGTCAATGGGAATATTGCGGAGTAAAAATATCATTTCGCAAAGAGTACAGAAGAAATCATTTATCTTTTAAGTTTGACACGGTAGCAACACAATCAGATTTGTTAGTAACAATTTGTCCACCTAAAATCAATGAGATTGATGGTGTCAAATGGGTTACGAAGTCATATCGCCATCACGGTTCACTTGATGGTGTTTGTATGAAAATAGATTCTTTGATTGAGTTCAATAACCAACAATTAGCAAACAACCAATAATCAAAGTTCAAGAGGAGGACTAAAATGAATCATAAAATCAAGATCGGCAAACAAGTTTGGTACGACCTGAATAGTCGTGGACTGCTTAACGCAGTTCTAGAGGAACAAAAAGACGCACACATTTGCTACATCAACAACGGCAACAGCGAATACGCAAATTATTGCACAGTGGAGTTGAACGATATAGCAGTGCAAGCCATACTGGTTGAATGTCGCATCACTATCTCAAACATTGAAGGCGAAATTGTCAGTGGTTGTGACAACAGCGAAGAACGCAGTTGGCTGGCTAAATGGCAACGAGCAACAGCAAAGTTAGAAAACATAAATAAATAACTAAAGTTCAAGAGGAGGCATAATGAAAACCAAAGTAACTTGCCAGTGTGCAGTTTGTGGTGAACAGTTCAGCAACATCACTGATCACATGTTGCACTATATGAGAACACATGATGAGGGTTTTAAAGAACATGGACAGCGCAGGCGCAGGGGTATTGCTTGTCGTGGTTGTGCAAAACAACTTGCTGCAAATGTTTTTGAGTGTGTTGCTTGTGGTTGGAAAGAAACAAAGATAAAGGAGGAACAGTTATGAAAGATGATAATGATATAAAAGAAATTATTGAGTTCGGTGATTATTACTTGGTAACCACAAACGACAATAAAGAATACGATGGGCAGATCGTTGGTAAGACTGAAACCACTTTAACGATTGAGTGGTGGAATCAAGTTAAGAACAGTTTGTGCGAAACAGATATTGTCTTTAGTGATATCAAACAGATCGCAGGGTTTTGTGATTCGCAAATGTGATCAAGGTTGTGGCGAAGTTGCCACTGTTTATGCTGGTGGCAGAAGCGCAGGCGACTGGGCAGGGTTCTATTGTGAGCCTTGTCAGAAGGCTTTGCGGTTTGCGGTTTGGGATAGATACCCTGACGGAGTTCAACAACTCTGCAACACCCCTGAGTAAGAATGTAATTAACAAATACCTGAGGAGGTAAATATGAAAAAGATACTGAAACAAAAACACGGCACGCAAGAATGGTTAATGGATAGGTGGCGTGATGAGCAAGGCAGGTGCGTGTTCGGCGCATCTGATGTACCAGTGTTAATGGGTGCTTCACCATACAAAACTCGTGGCGAACTGTTCGCAGACAAACTTAACAAGCCTCAGGTGCAGGCAGATTCAGCGGTGTTCAGGCGTGGCAACCTCTTTGAGCCTCCTCTGCTAGTAGCAGCATCAGATTTTCTTGGTGTTAACATTTCTACGCCTGAGTGGGTTTATCGTGAGGATAGATTCTCTGTGTCGCTTGATGGTGTTGATCATTGGGACGAACCAAGCGTTGTCGTTGAAGCGAAAACCACTACACGCTATTCAATTAACGATGCGAGCGATCTGCCTGTTGAGTGGTTGTGGCAGGGCTGGACTCAGCAAGCAGTTTTGAATTGTCCTGTTTGGTTCAGTGTTCTTGATCGTGATCTAAAGATCAGCATGGTTTGTTGTCCTGAGAATCGTGAGGCGATAGATAGTTTGCGGTTAGAGGCAGAAGTGTTTGGTGATTGGATTGATCAGGGTGTTGTGCCTGATGAAGAGTTAAACAACTTTTCTGCTGATGACATCACACGAATCTATAAAGTTGAACCCACCAGTGTTGAACTTGATGTTCAAGTGATTGATTGGTTGGTTGCGTTGGAAGATGCAAGACAGCAAAGCAAGCAGGCGACAGAGTTGGAAACGAAAGCAAAAGATGCGATTGCACAAATGTTGAAAGGCAACGAGGTTGGTTTGGTGAATGGTGTGCAAGTTGTTTCGTGGAAGCAGCAGGCTGGCAAGATGTCTTTTGATATGACCCGATTAAAGAGTGAGCAACCTGAGTTAGTTAAGCAATATGAGAAGCAAGGTAATCCCTATCGTGTGATGAGAACACACAGAAAGAAGGCAAACTAATGAGTAATGAAACAGAATCACTAATGTTGAAAGCAGTGTTAGAACAATACGCAACACCTGACCCAAAGATCGTGGGCACAATTCCACGCAACGGAATAAACCTCAGTTATGTTTCGCACAGTGAGATCACACGAATCTTGATTGAGATTGACCCGATGTGGAATTGGCAACCTGTCGCTTGGCAAGATGGCAGACCAGCAACACACGAAGCAAACGGAATGATAACAATGTGGGCGACTCTCACGCTGTTAAATAAATCGTTGATCGGTGTTGGTTCAGTGCGTTCAGATAAACCCGATTATGAAAAAGAATTAGTTGGCGACTTCTTGCGAAACGCTGCGATGCGTTTTGGTATCTGTCTGAGCCTGTGGTCTAAACAAGATTGGGAACACGCAACAACTTCTGCACCTATTCAAGAAGCAAAACAAAACCACCCTGCAAGTCCGATGACTATTAAACAGATTGAAGAAGTGTTCACTTCTAAGCCTGCAACTGTCACATCAATCACTGGTTTGGTTTCGGATAAGCAGAAGGGTTTGATTTCTAAATTGGCTAAAGAAAAGTTGAACGGCGATGTTGCACCGTTGATTCAAGAATTGTTTAGCAAACAAAACTTAAACACTTTGACCACTAAAGAGGGTTCAGAGTTGATTAAACATATTATGAATCTTCAAACTGGCGCACCTGAAGAACCTTTCTAATGATTGAAAAGCGTGATCATTGGCGAGAGGCTGCTGCGTGTCGTGGTATCAAACACACTGTGTTCTTTCCTCCAACTGGCATCGGGTTAGCAATTACCGATGCTGGTTGGAATGATGCGAGAGAGATTTGTGCTCGTTGTACTGTGACTGAACAATGTTTGGAACTTGTTTTGGCGTTTCCTGATACCGATGACAAGTGGGGTATGTATGGTGGCAAGACACCTGCCGAACGGCGTGTGATCAGAGATGAGAGGCACAGGGTGAGATGAACGCAAGGTTGTGTTCGTGTTTTATTAAACGAGTTGTACCGCAGAAACCTTTTTGCGGTGAGAAAGAACCAGATGATGAATGAGACTAACAATAAAGGTGAATACAACGAAACGGAAGACAAATGGAACTTGTTTCGGGTTTACAATTACCATCTAAGCGAATTCAGTAAAAAAGAATTTCAGGCTGGTTTTGTTGATTATCACGAATTTCTGTTTGATGTTTTAGAAAACGAGTTGCACAAAACTCCGATGAATCTTCATAACAGAAATGTTTTTATTCATATGTTAGAAATCTTGCGAAGTTCAATAATTGGTGCATTGAAAAAAGATTGTTTAAAGCGTGGTCAGCAAACAAAGAATGATGAAGTAGTTGATCATGACTGATGAACGCAAAGGCGACTGTCAAGGCAACAAAGAAAAATGCACGCTAAAAGATTGCCCGAAGTTCGGGACACTTGGCAGACCTTCTAAAGATGGCAACAAGCGTGTGAAGGGTTGCGCTGACCCGACAGCGAGAGGTAAACGATCTCGCACAAAAGGTTTGAGTAAGCAGCGTGTGGCTCGTAAGCGTCTTGGTGTTGCACCTTCAAACAAGTTTGGTGACGCTAACGAAGAAAACTGGCAAGATGTCCTGTTTGCTAATGAAGTCAAATCAGGTAAGCAGATAGGCGCTGTAGTCACTGCGTGGGGTCGTATAGACGCTCAGGTGCGTTCTAACGAGTCAGATTATGGTTCTAGGCGTAAACCTACCCGAGCAATTTTAATGCCTGATGATTGGGGCAAAGAAGGCTTAGTAATGATCAAGTTGAGTACGTGGGAGGAGTTGGTACGACCTGCGATGCACGAGTTCTACGAGGGCACAGCGTGAGCAAAGTTTTTAGTCAAGAACATTACGATCAAGACGATTGGGCAAAGCATCAGATCATTGAGTGGCTCACGATGAAAGGCTACAAAGCGTTCGTAAACCCTGACAAGTTTGGTATAGATATTTTGGCTTTGCGATGGGGCAGGCAGTTCGCTTTTGAAGTAGAAGTTAAACACAACTGGCGAGGCAAACACTTTCCATATCAGCACATACATTTCTCGGCACGCAAACGAAAGTTTGTTGAATCAAATGTTGAAACTTGGTTTGTGATGTTGAACCACGAGCGCACGCACGCCTTGTTGATTAGTGGCGCAGATTTTATGGCTGCGCCAATAGTAGAAAAGAACACGAAATATAGTGAAAATGAAAAGTTTGTTGAAGTTGATTCGCACTGGGCTATATTTAGAAACCTTAAAGAGGAGGCATAATGAACACTGCACAGATAGAAGGAATGATTGACCGCATTTGTGGTCTGTTTCCGACAAGTCAGATTGCACGCAACACTGTTAAGAGTGCGTGGACAAGTGATGACTTTTTAACATTTCAAAGCGTTGAAGATGCACGCAAAATTATTCCACTGATAATGGATCAGTTTGAAAAGTTTCCATCATTGAAAGAAGTGCACAGAGTCTTTCGGCAGTTGCACGCCTACACAATCCCAGCGATGGTGCAGAATTGTGAAATCTGTTTAGGTCAAGGTTGGGACAATGGCGAGCGCTGGAACTTCGCAGACAAAACACTTTTAGATGATTGCTACACCGAAGTTCACTTAGGTCACCAGTACAGAGTTGTTAAAAGGTGTATTTGTAGAAAATAATTGGTACAGATAACTAGAAGAATACTCATAGACCTAAACCGTTCGCAAGGTAGTTGGTGACACTCGGCAACGAGGGTAGATCACGCTGCAAGCAATTGTGGTGTGAGGCGAATAATAAAAGAGTTGGGAATCGCAGTGAGGCAGTGCGATGGGGGGATTTAGAAAACTGATTTACTTACTTGATACACATACATACAAATAAAAATATATGTGTATAAACAACAAGAGCAACAGAAGTGATAGGGTTGAGACATACGCCGACTGAGGCGAACGATGAGCGACTACGCCACGACCTGTCAAGGACAGAACAAAGAAAACTAATAAACCAACAACCACGTTCAGAAGGAGGACAAGGTGAATCGGAGTTATATGAAAAAAGTTATTGCAGGAATTTGTGTATGTTTTATTTGGTGGGGTGGAATTGCTCACGCTGTGAACGCACCTAACGATTTTAGAAGTGTTGCTATTGATCTAGACAGCCTCGTTCGTGTTGATGCGATAGATGTTATTGCAACCGATTACGTTTACCCGAAACAATTTATGTGGGGCGATTGTTCTTGGGTTGATCAGGTCGCTTTGGCTGCTGGCTGGCTACCAAAAGATTTAGCGATGGTCAAAATGATTTCTGCTCGTGAATCAGGCTGCTGCCCGAATCGTAAAGGCGGTGACAAGGTGGACAAGTTTTGCAACATAACAAAAGTTACTGAGTGGAATCACAGATCGGATACTGGTTTGATGCAATTGAATGGCGTGCACTGGTTGCAATCGCATAAACATTACGCAGGTTTGTTTTGTAAGAAGCACAATATTTGTGAGCAAGAACCTTTGCTTGATGCGTTCACTAATTTGAAGATGGCGAAAGTCTTATTTGATGTAGTGGGCTGGTCAGCGTGGCAGAAACAGCCCTAAAAAGTTTGTCATAAAAAAATTGTTTTAGAAAATCTTTGAAAACTGCGTAAAATAAGGGTTTTAGAGTGTTTTAAGATGTTTGATGATTGAGGTTTTTTTGGTTGGTCAGGTTATATTTAATACATCAAGCAAAACGCTTGATAGTTCAAGAGGAGGACTTAGAAAATGGAAACAGCAAACAAGAAATTTGAAATTGGTCAAGAATTATCTGCTCGTTCAGCATGTGACTACGATTGTGTTTTTAGGTTCACAGTTGTTAAGCGAACAGCAAAAACAGTGAGCGTGACTTACTTCAACCAAATCAAAACAGTTAAAATTCGTTTGAATGGTGAAGGCGAATATTGTTACCCATTGGGCACTTTTTCAATGGCGCCTTCAGTAAGCGCAAAATAATCAAAGTTCAAGAGGAGGACTTAAAATGGAACAATTAAAAACAAATATCCTGAACCTAGTATCAGGCGAACACGACAGCAGTTACAGCCTTGCAAAGCAAGTTCTGTTAGGAATTGAAAGCGAAAACGAAACAGCAGAAGGCAGAGCAGCCCACTCAATGTTTAATGCGATTATCAGGTTTGCAGATAGCAGAACAGATATTGACCGAGCATTAGGTCAATTGATCTCTACTGCCAAGTCAGAGCAGGCAAGACTTCAGCAAGGTTCAAGACTTGATCTCGGCTGGATTAACCCGAGTCGCTTTGAAGAAACTGTGCAAGAATCAAAAAGATTAGAACACGAGATCAACACCCTCGCCTATCTGGCTGATCTGACTGGCGAGCAAAGAGGCGACCTTTTTAAGAAGATTCAAGAATTAACTTGTTACAGCAAATAAACCAAACCACCAAGAGGAGGAACAGAAATGAAAATCACTAAACACTCACTAGACCACATAGAACTAGTCTCATCAGGCGACACAGCCCTATTTGAAATCAGGCTTGTAGTAGCGATGAGCGACTGGTCAGACGATCAAGCAGACGCAGGTTTTGATGAAGAAGGCGCATTAAGTTGGCTGATGAACTTGTTAACCCTCGCATCAAACGGTGAGGACATCACAACAGGGGCACAAGAGTTTGTTAAATCAATGCTTACCCTTGACGAGCAGCGAGTACACTTGTGCAAAGTAGAAAAAGTCGTTTACAACATTGATGAGATCGGAGGCAAGCAATGAGTGAACTAACTTCAAAAACAAAACTATTATGTTCGCTAACTGGTGTCGGGATTTTGTTGATCATAGGTTTTATGCCAGCAAGCCCATTTGATGAAGTCACTCAAACAGACTGGATTATTTGGGCAGTTGTTATGGGTGCGCTACTCGGTGCAGCAACAAGATCACTGATCTTGGTCGCTTACCAGTGGTCGTATCAGCGTGAGCGAAAGAAGTGTTTAACAGGTCGCAGCCGATAGGCTCAAAGTGTCCTTGTGGTATGCACCCAACGTTTTCAACCCCTCTTGAGCGTTGGAAGTATTGCTGCCACAAGGACTTAATTTTATGAAGAGGACTGATGACAATCAAAGATTTAGAAAGCGCTGTAGCGTTCTTGAGAAGATTAAGTGTTGGGCAAGTTGAAGCAGAGCATTTAATTGAAACTGTTGAGGCTTTAGAAAACGAGATCACACGAAGAAGGGCGAAAAGTAATGTTAAAAACTGATGACGAAACAAAAGGCGTGAACCCTTACCGCAGATGCGTGTGCGCCAACTGGAACAACGATGATGGCACTTGCTCATACTGCGAATGGGAAGAAGAACACAACAGCGAGGAAGAAAACTAATGACCGACTGGCGAAGAATCGCTAGCGACCTTTACGATGAACTAAGCGTTAGAGGTTTGAACGGTGGTTACGCTGACTGCCTTTTTAGGCACTCATTAAGTGGCAGCGATACTAAAGATTGTTTGTTGGCGTTTGAACAAGCAGAAGAATTAGAATATCAACTTATCAAAGGGCAAACAAATGAGTGATTCATTGAACGCAGAGGTACAACACTGGCAGGCACGCACCGATGATATGCAAGTTGCGTTAGATCGCTTGCGTGAAGAACGAGATGCATTAAGGGTTGCCTATGAGTTGCTGAGAACAGAGGTTGTTGCTTTGCGTTCTACTGTTTCTCGTATTCAGGTTGCGATGTCGCAAGGTCAAGAACTCTAAAGTTTAATGTTTGATATTTTGCTCGGTGATTGCCGACAAGTTCTAAAATCTTTACCAGATAACAGCATTGACAGCATCGTTACCGACCCACCTTATGAACTCGGGTTTATGGGTAAGAGTTGGGATTCAACTGGGGTTGCTTATGATGTTGAAGTTTGGGTTGAGTGTTTGAGGGTGTTGAAAGCAGGCGGTCACTTGTTGGCGTTTGGTGGGTCACGCACATATCATCGGCTTGCTGTTGCGATAGAGGATGCAGGGTTTCAGATTCGTGATCAGATTATGTGGGTGTACGGTTCGGGGTTTCCTAAGTCGTTGAACATTAGTAAGGCGATTGATAAGGCTGCTGGTGCAGAGCGTGAAGTGATTGGACAGAAACTACACGCCCGTAAAGGTGTCGCTTCCGCAGAGGAAAGAACCACTATTGGGGCGGGTGCTTTTGGTGAAGCACGGATGGGAGATATCACTGCACCAACCACGGCTGAGGCTAAACAATGGGAAGGTTGGGGAACAGCACTGAAACCTGCGCACGAACCGATTGTGATGGCACGCAAACCGCTTGACGGAACTGTTGCCAACAATGTTTTGACGCACGGTGTTGGCGGTATCAACATTGACGGAACAAGGATTAAAACAAATGATAGATGGGAAGCAACAGGCACGCAATCTGCATCAAGTCAAACGTTGCAAGGTGGGGTTGATGGTTCTTTGAATGTCAGTGTTTCAAGCACTCATTCACAGGGTCGGTTTCCTGCGAACTTTATTCACGATGGCTCAGAAGAAGTTATGCAACTATTTCCTGACAGCAAAGGTATGGCAACTCAAAGAAGTGGCTTAAACATAAAGGTTTATGGTGGAAACTCATTGTTTGAATCTTCAACAACCTTTCCTGATGTAAGACAAGGTTTCAATGACGATGGTTCTGCTGCAAGGTTCTTTTATTGTGCGAAAGCCAACAAAACTGACCGCAACGAAGGGTTAGACGGATTGAAAGATAAAGAAGTTCACAGATTCGGAGCAGGCTTAGGCGAAGGCAAAGAACCAAATGCACCTGCGATAGATAAAAACTTTCACCCAACCGTCAAACCAACAGACCTAATGCGATACCTGTGCAGACTGGTAACACCACCGAACGGCACAGTTCTTGACCCGTTCACAGGTTCAGGTTCAACAGGTAAAGCAGCCGTGTTAGAAGGTTTTAATTTTGTTGGCGTTGAACTGTCAGCAGAATATGTTGAGATTGCTAACGCACGTATCAGACACGCAGAACACAAATGAAAATCAAATGCCACAACTGCAATCACTCGTTTCAACCTGATCTAAAAAGAACTGTTGGCTGTCTATGTGATAGCGATGCACCAACTTGGCTAGGTGTAACGTCTGAAGGCAGGCTCATAGTTTTAAGCCTCACAAAATATACGATTGAAAAGGATTGAGATGGAACAGAGACAAATAGAGTTCGCAACAGTAGATGTAAACAGCATTGAACCGCACCCCAAGAATGTGCGTCAAGGCGACATCGGCGCAATCTCAGAATCATTAAAAGCACATGGACAATACCGCCCGATAGTTGTTGATAAGCGAACAAACCAAATCCTTGCAGGCAACCACACTTGGCGAGCAGCAAAATCTTTAGGCTGGTCACAAATCGCTGTCGGCTTCATTGAAAGCAAAGATGATGATGACGCAACACGAATCCTGTTAGCAGACAACAGAACAACCGACCTAGCCTCTTACGATGATGCAGGGCTGGCAGAACTATTGAAACACCTAGAACAAACCCCAACAGGATTAGACGGCACAGGGTTTGATGGCGATGCCTTAGATGAATTGTTGGCAGACATAGAGAACGAAAACAGATTGCAAGATGAGTTTCAAAAATACACCCAAACCTTGAAAGCCCCACAATATGAAATCGTTGGCGAAAAACCACAAATAAGCGAACTGGCTGACTTCACAAAATATAATCAACTCGTAGATCAAATCAAAAAACTAGAACCCGACACAGAAATATCAAACTTCTTAATCTTTGCAGCAGCCCGACACATAGTATTCAACTATCAAAAAATCGCAGAATACTATCCACATCAAACCCCACAAACACAGAAACTAATAGAAGCGTCTGCACTTGTGATCATTGATGCAAATGATGCGATAGCGAACGGTTATGCAGTGTTTGCTACAACGATGAAAGAGTTATTGGACAGCGAACTAAATGAACCCGAATAAAACTTTTGCAGCCTTCATCTTGACACACGGCAGACCTGACAATGTATCTACTTATGAAACTCTTAGAAAATGTGGTTACACAGGAAACATTTATTTTATAATTGATAACGAAGATGAAACTGCTGACCAGTACCGATTGCGTTACGGTGATGAAAATGTTTTGATGTTTGACAAAAAAGCAGTAAGCAAAACATTTGACCTAGCCGACACAAGCAACAACCTTCAAACAATAGTTTGCGCAAGAAACGCATCATTTCAAATAGCAAAAGACTTAGGGCTCAAATACTTTATGCAGTTAGATGATGACTACAACTCGTTTCAATACCGCTACCCATCAGACAACAAACTTAAAGTGATTGAAACAAAATGTTTAGATGCAGTGATACAAGCGATGATCAAGTTCTTAAATGACTCGGGCGCATCAACAGTGGCGATGGCTCAAGGAGGCGACTTCATTGGTGGGCTGGAAGGTGCAACAATCAACAAACCTTTACTACGCAAAGCGATGAACTCGTTCCTATTCAAAACAGACAACCCAACAACATTCGTAGGCAGAATCAACGAAGATGTAAACACTTATGTTCTGGAAGGCTCACGAGGCAAACTATATTTCACCACCACCGCAATAATGCTTACACAAGACCAAACACAAAAGAACAAAGGAGGAATGACTCAAACTTATTTAGAATCAGGAACTTACCTCAAATCATTTTATACCGTCATCATGCACCCTTCATCGGTGACAGTAAGAACAATGGGCACAAACAACAAACGCCTGCACCACCACATCAAATGGAACAACACCACACCAAAAATAATTAACCAACAACACCGCAAGCAAAGATGATTCAAAGACCCTGCCTAAACTGTCGCAGGCTGACAAGCAACGCCACCCGATGCACCAACTGCCAAACACTCTGGAACAAACAACACCCTAAACCTGACAGACCGCACTACAAAGGCGACTACAAAAGAAGAGCGAAACAAATAAGAGAAACAGCCGTTGCTTGCTGGATATGTGGCGAAGCAAAGAAACCTAACGACCCATTCACAGCCGATCACCTAATCCCTGCTGACCCCAACAGCCCACTGGCAGCAGCCCACCGATCTTGCAATTCACGCAGACAAAACAAACCAATAACATCAAACTAAATCAAAACAAAAGCGGTTTTTTCTACACGCAAACGGTTACTAC